CACCCCCAGTTAAACCTGCGCCAGCGACTGAAGTAGTTAGTTTATTTTCATCAACAGAAGCAGAAGCTAGTTTAGCTAGAGTAACGTTACCGTCGGCAATTTTAGTAGTAGTAACTGCGTTGGCTGCGATAGTAGCAGCTTTTGATTGGGAGCCTGAAGCCGCACTAGTGGTAACATCGCCAGTTAATTCATTAATAGCGTTTACAGTTACAACGCCGGTAGCACCGTTAACAGAGGCTACTGCGTCAGTAGTGTCCGACTTTTCCCAAGTAGAACCATTATAGATTACGTAATCGCCTACGTCGAAGGTAATGTTGCCAGAGCCTAGGTTTTGAGTGCCAGCAGTACCGACACGATAAACTGCTCCTGTATCGCCTACTCCGTCAGCTAAGCTAGGAGAGTTAGTACTAGCATTCCATACACCTTCATAAGTCATAATAGCTGAAGGTAATTGAGCTGCTGCAATCTTACCAGCGCCGTCTAATTTAACAGGAGCGCCAGCAGTGGACGTAGTTACGAACTCAGACTTCTGGTAGTAACGAGCGTCACCACGAGCATCGTTGTGGTATTGAGTATGATCGTCGTCAGCTAGCCCGGCCATTGCGCCGTGGTCGATGGCTGAGTTATCAACCGTTAGTTGTAAGTCTTCGTCTGCAGCATCATTTACAACAGAAATAGTAAGCAGAGAGTTTGCGGAGGTAATCTTACCTTCTAAATAACCGGCTGTAGTATCGTTAAAACTAACTCGGACTTGATTACTGCCTGCCGTAGCAAGAGCCGTATCAATTCCTGCTAGAGCGCCTTTAACAGTAGCTGCACTAGGAGTAAAGTTAGAATAAGTGTTATCGTCGCCGATTAAATCTGAACCACTAGAGGCCGTGCTACTGCCTAGTTCTGATTCAGTAAAATAACGACCATCGTGAGTGTGGGCGTTAGTGCCTACAGAAAAGTCTGTACCATTTTGTAAAGCAATTAAATTGTCTAGAATTGCTTGAGTTAAGAAGGTGCCTGTGGCTCCTCCAACTCGTAGACTACCAACGGCTAAGTCGTTGCCTGCTAGGTCAACGTTTTGCACTAGACCATTTAATACGTAGGCTAACTTATTATACTGCGCCATTTACTCTTTCCTTCTTTTTAAATTGAGTATAAATCTTTACTTCTAAATCAACTGGCTCTATAAGCTTATTTATTTTCTTTCTAAACTTTAAAATATAAGCATCATAAGCCTTGGTTAATTTTAAAATCTCTTCTGCTTTCTCTTGTCCTAAATGTTTTTCTAGAACTTCCTTTTCCATAAAAAACTATTCTCCTATTTAAACTAGAGTTCCTACGTGTTGAATCTGGAGTAATACGGAATCATCATCAACCACTCCTAAACGCACGACGTTAAAACCTGAAGGAGAGTTAGGAGGAGTATCAACAATGTCTCCCGGAGTATTTCCTAAATAAGCATAAGAGTTATGAGTTAAACCAGAAATGCCTGTTACTATTCCACTAATAGCTACAGCTCCTGAAGCGCCATCAGCAATAGCTGCTACAGTTATTCCTATAGCCCTAAACTTATTAACATTGCCGCCATCAGCTACGTCAATTTCTCCTGCTAAGTTAGTATAAACTACAGTGTAAGCAGGAATGGTACTGCCTGTGTTATTTATATAAGTCTTAGCTATATAAGTTAAAGCTGTACCATTTTCTACAGAAGTTAATATAGAACTTACGTTAGTAGGAGCTACTCCATTTTCATAAACTAAATCTCCGCTCATGTTAGCCCAGATACCTTTGTCGCCGGGATTCATTGGGTTAGTGGCTTGCGGAGTTAGTTGTAAGGCGGTAGGATCTATGACGTCTGATACGGTTATACTTCCGTTAATTACAAGTAGTTTTTCACTAACAGGGCCGTTAATAGTTAAAGGTACACCTGAAGCAATAGTTATAGTTGGGCCTGCTTCGTAAGCGTCTTGTAAGCTTCCGCCTCCTCCACCGCCAGTTAAAGTACCAGAAGCAGGAGGAATAATTCTAAATACAACTCTAGAGTTATTAGCTAAAGCTATAGGGAATTCTACTTGAGTACTACTAGTAGAAGTCCAATCAGTACCTTGGAATTTCATAATTCCATTAACGAATACTTGTAATTCGTGCGATATTTGATTATAGACTTTACCGCCAGGAAGAGTAATAGGAGTATTAGCAGCTAGACCTGAAGCGTAGTAAATTTCTTCATCATATAACTCAGCCGGGACTACAGCTTTTAGATAAGCGTCACCTAACCAAATAGAAGTAGTTGATTTTACAGTGCCAATTTTATATTGAGCATCACCTTCGGTAGTAGAAGGAACTAAAGTAAAACTACCTGTACCGTCTGTTCTTAAGAATAAATCTTTACCTACATCAGAAGGACCAAAAGGTAGATCTGAACTACCTAGAGCTAATTCTCCTGACATAACTAAAGTAGTTGTGTCGCCAGCAGATAAAGCTACTGTAGGAGCAATACCGCCAATAACTATGTATTTTCCGTCACTTGCGTCTAGAGCTGTAGCTTTGTAAACTCTACCAGCTACTTCTCCATCAAGCGCCCAACGTACTAAAGTAATCATGTTGGCAGTCATACTTTGTCCAACAGTTACAGTTACTTTCGTACTAGGAGCGTGTAATACTTCAATATCATTAGAATTTACTTGTACGCCGTTACCAGCGCCAACAGCTAAAGGAGAGCCTGCGCCTCCGGTCAAACCGTTCCCAGCCACTGAGGCATTAAGCTTGTCTTCATCTACCGCACCATCAGCTAACTGAGCAGTATTAATACCTAAAGCTTTTACGTTTAAAGTATCAGCGGTTATCTCTAAAGTAGTATTATCAACGTTAACAGATAACGGGCTACCACTTCCACCGGCTAAACCATCGCCTGCAATACTAGAATTTATTTTATCTTCGTCTACAGCTCCGTCGTCTATTTTAACCGTAGTGATTCCTAAATCTTTAACTCGTAAAGTATCTACATCTATTTCGATAGTAGAATCGTCAACATTTACAAATATATCATTACCTGTTTTTGTTAAACCAACTCCAGCAGTAATTGGTAAACTTGCGCCAGATTCTAGATCATCTAATCGTTGAGAAATGTTTTCACTAGTAGTACCATTTTCATAGATTAATTCTCCAGCATTATTAGTCCATATACCGCAATCCGTAGGATTAGGTAAAGGATTAGAAGTTTGTTTTTGGAATCTTATACCTTTTGCCATTAGAGAACTCCTAAATTCTTTAAGGAAGTTTGATCTAATAAAATAAAAGTATATTTATCAGAATATAGTTCCTTTGCTCTCAAAAACTTGGAATCGTCATTCCAATAATAACCTTTAATTTCATAAATTATATTATCTACAATAAAATCGGGAGTATATCCTCCTAGAGAACCTAATGGAAGAGTAACTTCTTCGTAGGTCCAAGGAGTTTTTAACTCATCTAAATATTTTGCAAAATTAAGTTCCCAACTAGATCTAAAACAAATATCTTTATATTTAAGTTTAGAGCGTTTGGGCTTTGCAGGAGGTTTTCCAAACATTCCGTTTTTACTACCAGAAAGATCTCTTTTCTTGAGGCCTTCTAAAAAATTTTTACGATAATCAGGATTATTCTGTCTTGAAAGAACCATCTTTTTTTTAGATTCTTCTGAATGTTTTCTTCCAAAAAAAGGATTATTTTCTCCTTTTAATCTTTCTATTGCTTCTTTACTTTTTTTAAAACCTTTCCCTTTTCTACTTAAACTTATTTTTTTCTTAGTCTCTTCAGACATTCCTTTATAAGAAAAACTTCGAGTACAAAGTTTACAAAATTTTTCATTCTTATATCTTCTTAAATTTGCGACACTAATGTTTTGCTCTTTGCCACACTTGTCGCAAATTTTAGTGACTCTATCCTGTTTTTTTAAAATTTTCCAATCTTGAACTACCATTTACAAAATTACTCCATCAATTTCAATATCTGCTTGAACGTGTATTACTGTTCCTGTGCCAGTCAAAGTAACAGGAATACCAGCGGTAACAGCAATAGTGTTACCTCCGTCATAAGCGTCTTGTAAGGTTCCTCCACCGCCGCCTCCTCCACCTCCACCAAGAGAACCGGCAGGAAGAGAATCTATTCTAAAATGAATTTCTGAATTTAGAGGAAGATCATATGTAAATTGAATAGTTTGTTCATCTACTGCTGTCCAATCTATTCCTTGATACTTTAATAATTGATTTACGTATACTTCTAAATTACGGCGGATAGCAGAGTAATATTGAGGCCTACTAGTTCTTGGGTTATCTGGCAAGATAACATCATCCCCTGCGGTCAAAGGGAGCAGGTATCCTGGAGTAGTGCCGATTAAAATTCTAGTATCGTAAGTAGCATTACTTTCGCCTGCACTAAGTTCTAGATAATTTCCTACTCGTACTTTGCTATCTTCTTTAACAGCTAAGATAAAAGTGTTTTCGTTTAGTTTAACTGCGCCAGGGCCAAAAGAGTCACGATAAATAAAACCTGCACCTGTGCCCACAATGGCAGGAGTTACCGTGATAATATCGTTTGAATTATCTATAGCAGTAATCTCTGCTGTTTCTGAACCGATTTTCACCACATTTCCGACTCGAATTGTGGTTAAATCTATAGCTACCAGGGTAACATCGTTTCCTGATACTGAGGAGGCAGTTACAGAAAGAGCGCCTAAAGGAGCAGTACCGATCTCGTAAGCTAGCGATCCGCCTTCTACAAGTACAGCCGTGTCAGCAGGTACAGTAAAACTAGCTCCACCAGGATTAACTAGAGTAAAGTCTCCGTCCCAGTGTAAAGTCTCACCGTCAGTCTCAAGGTCGATAATTCCGCCACCAGTTAGTTGAAGATTTAGCTTCTCATTTATGGCAGTTTCATAATCAACTTCTGAGACGATTCTTTCACGTAAATCTACAACTTTTGAAGGGTGCTGGTAAAACTGTCCAATGCTGTCCCAAGTAGCCTCGCCAATAGTCCAATAAATCTTGCCTACCGGGCTGCCTGAGCCAGAACTATCAGTAACGTAAATTTCACGCTTATATATTCTATAAGCAGAACCTATATTAAAAGTAGGATTAGGTTGATCTACTGCTACGTCAACTCGAATAACAGTTAAGTCAGAGTTAGATGGATCAGTAAACATTGCAGTAATATAATAGTCTTGGCCAACAGTATCCGTTAGAATACCGTTAACAAACATATCTCTATCAGAAGGAGCAATAGGTAGAGGGTTTGAGCCTGAAATATTTTTAAAGCTTAATTCTAAATTAGAACCATCAATATTCTCAGGAATAGAACTAGCTGCTGAGCCTTGGTAGCTACCAGCAGAACTAGCCGTATTGATTACTTCTACATAGTTAGATAGATTTCTATCTAAAGCTTCATTTTTAAATACAGCCGCAGTAGGGTCTTGCTCAGAGGCAGGAACTACGTGTACTTTATATTTTAATTTAACTTTCTGAGCTGTTGCCTCAGGAATATTTGCATTCTTAATAAAGGGATCTTGAATATCAGTAACGATAGATTCTTCAGCAGAAATAATAATTCTATATTCATCAGAAGGAGTAGTATTACTAAAAGTTAGAACTACGCCTGTATTTGCAATCTTATCAAAGTCTACGTCAGTAGGAAGATAACCTTCCGTTAACATCTCATCCGTAGCTGAGCGAAAATCAAAAGGTAAACCTTCGTACCAAGCTGTACCCGGCTTAATTAGAACTTTATCAACGTCATAATAGGAGACTTCCCAAGCAGTTCCTACTGCTACGTTGCCTACAGAAACTTTTATTGATTTTCTAAAGTGGTCTAACAATTCTAACTGAACGTCTACAAGTTCAGTAGCTAATAAATATCTACCCTCTAAAAACTTAGAGCGTAAATATCTATCGGGACGAAATGTATTAGTTTTTAACATGTATAATCCTTCTACACATTACTGTAGTTTACAAGAAATTAAATCCGGCTTTAGTTCCAAAAGGTTGATAAGTAGGTAAAAGCTTATTTAAAATAATAAATCTATTTGTATTTAAAGGAGACAGTACTACGTAATTACCGCCAATAGTTAAATTATTTACTATACCTCTGACTGTAATAGTGGTCGCAGTGTTGGCTATGATTTCGTATACGTCATTTATTTCTTCTTGATTAGGAAGTAAGAAATTACCTACTAAGCTATTTGTAGCTCCGAAATTATTAGAGGTATCGGTCATGGTGGTATTATTACCGCTGACGTTGTATTGTTTACTTGTTCCTAAATATAAAGCTACGTTAGGTAAGTTTATAACGAACTCCCTAAACGTAAAGAACCCTGGAATAACTACTCCTGGTAAACTCTTAACGAATCTGCCACCGGACACGAAAGGGTTAGACTGAGTAATTCTAGAGTTTGTAATACCGAGAGCTGTATCGAAGAACCTAAGTGCCTCTACGTTGGGCAGAAAGTCGATTATAGCGCCTGCAAAGTCTCCGGTGCCATTAGTTATGTCCCACGTAGTTATAATCTTTATAAACAAAGCTATGCCCTCTTTACTGCCTTTTAGTTTCCAGGCATAGAGCATCTCTCCAGCTATCCTACGTAAGGTATCAGCTCCAATAGTAAAATTAACAGGCGGCAAGCCGGTCTGTTCGCTAAAAGGAACCATGGCGCTAGCAAAAGTAGTATGAGGGTCTTGTAGTTTATAAGTATTGATTAAAGAATATAATTGAGAAAACTGAAAACCAAAGACTTCCATTAAATATTGTAAATCTTCGTTAGTATCTAATTCTCTAAATACTCCTGGCCAATAATTATATAATATTTCTCCAAAGTTATTATCTTTAACGCTAATAGCAGAAGTCTGAGTAGAAGTGCCGCTATCTACTGTAGAAAATACTGCTTGAGCTACGTTAGCTCCTACAGGCTTAGCAAAGGCTGTGTAGTAGTAGAATTGGTCGTCTAATAGTCCTGAGCCGTCTCTAGCAGCAGCCTCGTAGTCTGTTTTAAACGTATCTACATAAGTAACAAGTACATTATTAGCAGAACTGGATAGTAAAGAAGTTATTCCTAGTACCGGAATAGTAGTAGTTTCGTAGAAGTATAAAGCGGTGTCAGTGTTGCTTTTGATGATGAACTTGTTTCCTGCTCCGTCGCTAAATATTAAATTAGCTAGTTCGTCAGGTTCAAACGTAGCAGTAATTAAAGTATTGTCTACGCTTCTAACTAAGTTTTCAATATAGCCTGGCCCTGCTACGGTAGCTAAGTCATTTTGAAATACTTGGCTAGCTCTAATAGTAGTAGGGAAGTCCGCTAGAATAACATATTTACCATTTGTAGGAGTATCATCTAAAGTTAATACTGTGGCAGTATTATCTAATATAGTATAGATCTTACCTAGGCTGTCTCTAAGTAGTCGGCCTGTGAGCTTAGGGCTAGTAGGGAAAGTAGCCGCTGTGTCCGTTAAGGTATTAGTAGCTACTGAAATAGTGCCGGTGTCTAAACCTACAATACTCTTACCTCTAAATATTTCTACGGGACGAGAATCTGTAGCTTTAGTAGGAAAAGAAGAGTTATATAATTCAGAAGGATAATGAGTTATAGATTTAGTTATAATGATCTCAGAGTTAGCGTTATTGAAGCCCAAAGGCTGTTTCCAACTTAAGGAAATAGCGTTTGGAACGTCAGTATCGGCTGTAAAATCTCTAACTAGAGACATTAACTAACTCCACCGAAAATCGTTAAGTTTAAATCTTCTTCACTAAACTGAGGGATCTCATTATTTCTTAAATTAGTTATGTCATTAGAATACGCAGAAGTTCTAAATACAAAATTATCTACTCGCTTATTAGGTACAGAATTTATAGTTCCAGTACCGTTAGCATTTACATCAGCAGCAGAAGTAATTAGACCTTCAGATATACCTAAGATAAAAGATACTTCTTGATTGTCGTCGTAATAACGCTCTGCGATAGTAGCTAATGGACCAAGTACAGGAGTAAGGTTACTATTTACTCTTAGAGACTTAGGCCCTTCTACTGAGAAGATAGCGTCAGAATTAGGAGTTAGGTCTGACCAAAGAGTACCGTTATAAGACGTTACTTTGCCATCTGTGTAAGTAGGAGCATTATTATCTATACCAAGATAGATATTATCTTTACGATAAATAGAACCTGAATCTGCTCCAGTAGCGTCGTCTATGTTAATATTAGACATAACAGTTACTGTGTTTAGGTCATCGTCTACTGCAGTAATTAAATATAAAGCTTCGCTAAAGTCTCTAAAGTAATGGCCAGGCTCTACGTTAGACAAATCTACGTCGTTAGTAAAAGCTACAATTACTTCAGTGTCAGAGATTATAGAAGAAACATAAGGTTCTGCAGAAGTGTTGTCGAAAGTCTTAGCTCCGTTAGCTTGAGAGCTATTGTATGAGGTGTCGCCTCTTAAAGCTAAGTGGTATTGAGTACCTGCAATTAGCGTAGGAGGAGTTTCAAAGATAAACGCTACTTTGTCAAAGTTAGAACCTGCGTCAGGCATAAAGGAGCTATCGTCGTAACTATCATAATACCCTAAACGAGATATACTCGTAAGGTTTAGAGAGTTAGATACAGCTACAGGAGGAACTGTTAAGTCTGGCTTGCCGGTCCCATCGTCCTGAAGAATACTAACGCTTAAATTTCCTACGATATTACCTGAACGTTTTAAATTGAAACTAACTAGAGAGTAAGTCGTAGTGGTATCAACTTTAAAACCTTGAGCATAACGTTGACCTGCACCAATACCTTTAAGAATTATACTAGCCTCTAATTGAGTACTAGGATAAGACACAGCAGGTAAAGCTCTATTATCAATTCCTACTAGATTGAATATTTGACCTGTAGAGTCAATTAATTCATAGGTAGGAGATACGCCTAATAGATTAGGAGAACCATTTAATAATACAGTTGAAGTACTTTCGTCGTACTTAATTAAGTCTACAGCTACTCCTAGATTACCTTCATTAACTTGGGTCTTACATATTTGGAAACTATCTCCGATAGTGCCGATGTTAATAAACTGAGAGCCTGTAGAGAATAAAGTCTTATCGTTGTTATATTGAATTCCGAAAATAGAGCCGTTAAATAATATTTGGTGGCTGGTCATTTTCTGAATTATTTTATAGTCTCCACTAGCTACAGCAGTTACTGAAGCATCATTTACTGCTGTAATAGAAGTAGTGATAGTATTGCTAGTATTCGCTAATATCTCCCACAGATTGCTTGCGCTATCCATAAGGTAATAATTACCACTAGCATACTGAGAAGTGATAAAGATATTAGTATTGTCTAATAGTAAAGTAGAGCTTAAAGCTGTGGCAGTGCCATTAAAAACAGATAAGTCTAAGTTATTATCAGTGATACTGTCTACTGAAAGGTTAGTAGCCGTAGCTAGAATCTTTTTAAATACTTTAAAAGACTCATAAGTAGTGGCCGTGCTCTTAATAGCTCCGCCTAGGTTAATAGTAGGAGAGTTGTTGCTTACTAATAAATCAGTGTTTAGATAGACTTTCTTATTTAAATTATCTACTCCTAGAATAACGAAGGTGTCGTTATCTTCCATACCTTCAGTAAGGGTAGAAACCGTAAAGCCAGAAGTACCGGCTGAAGCATTAGTTCTTAATCCAAGATTCGCATCAGTAATAGTTACTTCATTAGTTGATACTGTAGCATTTAAATAAGGATCAGCATGTACTACGGTTTGTAGTTTCGTTGCAATAGTATTAGCGGAATCTGCAACAAGCATAGCTACTTCTAGTAACCTGCCGTTATTGGGTAGAGTTGGAGGAGTACTTGCTCCTGAATTAAACCAAACTCTAGTGTCAGAGTTTCTACCTTGTTGAGTAACGAGGATAGTAAAACCTGAAGTTTGAGCTGTAGCGTCAGTACAATGTCCTACTTCAGAAGTCTCAACTAGAACAGTAGGGCCGCCTACTGAGGCTGAGAAACTGATAGTATCATCTAGAACTTGTTGCGTAGCAGCGGCTACGGCAGCTGCTGTATCAGTTGAAGCTACTTCTACTTTTAGTCCTACTTTACCTGAGACTTCAGGGTCAGTCCCTGAGCCACTTACTTCGTACCAAACGTAATACTGAATTTCGTCGTTTGAAGAATTAATATAGAAATATTTACCTGTTAAACTGGCTGCAGAAACACAAGTAATGCTTGTTACTTCCGTAATTCCAATATCATGAATATCGAAATAAGTTCCACCAAGAGGATCAGCAGCAGCTCCTTCTAGTAATACTGAAACAGTAAAACCTGAAGTACCTGCACTTATATTAGTACGAGTTCCTACTACCGTTTCAGTAATAGTTACTTCGTTAGTAGAAAGACTGGCAGTTAACGCTCCGTCTAAATCTATTGCTGCTTCAGTAGCTACGGCTACAGCAGTCGCAGAAGCATTAGGAGAAATGCTTATAGGAAGTAATCTGCCGCCCATAGGAACAGCAGGAGGAGTAGAGGAACCTATATTATACCAACAACGTACCGGGCCAGAAGAATCATATATATCAAAATACTTACTGGCTAAAGAATTAGGAGATTCGCCATTCTGGCTAACGCTAAAGGTAAAACCTGTAGCTGCTACGCCGTCAAAAGCGTCAGGAACATCATAAGGATCAATTAAAGTAACAGTTACATCACTAGCTAATACTGTGGCGCTAAACTCAGAATCGCCATCTAGGGCAGTTTGTAGTTTAGTAGCTACTAGAGCCGTGGTGTTATCTGAGACAGCTAGGTTTACTTCTATAGCTCTTAGAGCGCCGTGGCTAGGCTCGCTAGAGGTATTGTTATAATCAAACCAAACGGCTACAGTGCCGCTAGTATCGTAGATAGTAAAATATTTGCCGCCTAAATTAGCAGCTACGTCACTAACTGTAATTTCAGTGACTTCTGAAAATCCTTGTTCGTCAGCTACAGTAACTACTTTACTTTGCTCAGCTACGCCTAGAGAATCTCCTCTAGTAATAACTTTAGTTACTTCGGCTGTGCCTTCACCAGCAATAAAAGTATCACCCACAGAAACAGAACTTAAATCAACTACAGCAGGAATATCATAAGCTACTTCGCCAGTAGCAGAATCATAAGTAAACCCAGAAACTCCTTCGTTATCAAATAAGATAACATCGGCAGCTCTAGTATTCTCCGCAGCAGGAGCTACTAACCACTCAGATTCACTTACAGAAGGATAAATCTCTACTTCGCTATGTCTATAAGAAGTAGTTAGACCTAATACATTTTCGTCAATACGAGGTCTATATGTGTGTCGAGTAAACTCGAAACGTTCTACTCCAGGGATTTCTTTTAATAATAATTCTAGATTCTCTGATAGAATTTTCTCAGCGAAGTTAATACCTGCTGAGTCTGCTCCACCGGAGGTTAGATTAAAATAATTAGTAAATACTTCAACTATTGCAGTTTGAACAGTACTCTTACTGGCAGTATCGCTAATATATACTTTTAGACCAAATAGAGTATCAATAGAGAAAGCGTCTTCGATTTGAAAAGAAATCGTGACCATCTTTCTACGTTCGATAAAAGAAGAAATATTATTTTTTAAAGTTAGATTTTCGCTGATCTTAGGAATACCAATTCCGTTAGGAACTAAATATATATTAATGTCTATGCCGGGGTCAGATTCATTCTTCTCTGCTGCAGCGGCAAGGATCTCAGGGAAATTAGCTAGGATAATATCGGCGTAGTCTTGTTCAGCTACAGCTCGTTCTAAGGTTCTTAGATTAGCTGGAATTAGTTGACGTAATTGGTCAATACTTTGTTCTTCTGCTCCACCTGAGAAGTCATTCTCGTTGGTAACAGCAGAAACGAAAGTTACAGTATCTAAAATAGAATTAAGAGTAGCTTTAGGAATATTACCAATAGTGCCGCCGCCTGAGCGGTAGGTTATAGAAACAGCGTCACCGGATAATAATTTTCTTCCAAAGATGCCGTCACCAAAACGAATAAAAGGAGAACCGTTGGCTCTCTCTTCAATAGTGAATACTCGCCCACCGCCGCCAATAACGTTACCTAAAGAATCAACTACAGCGTCAGTATCTGTTCCATTACTTAATATAAAAGAACGAACATAAGTATAATCGTTACCATTGACTGTTACTTGAGGCGTAACGTCAGCAGGATTGGAATTAGTTAAATCTCGTATTACATTAGGTCCAATTAAAGTAAACTCTTCATTCTGTAAACCTACAGCGTTAAAAGTTTCATTTTTAATTACGCCTTGTAAAACTGTGCCGGTGTAAGTGCCAGGGACACTTGCGACAATATTACTAGTCAAATAAAACTCTGAACCATTAGCAGCACTTAGTCTAGTGCCTCTAGCTAAAGTTCCAGGGCCAGTAAAAGTAAAAGAAGCTACTCCTGAAGCACTTTGTTCAGTACTAGGAGAGAAACCGAATTGTTTAGCAATATCAGTTACAGCACTTCTAACCGTAGCTGTTTGTAAATAAGCTTGAGTAGCTTGGTTGTCAAAATAGAAAAAGAAAATATCAGACATAAAAGCAACCAACTCTAGCCAAGTACGGCTAAAAGAAGCTTGATTAAAGTCTGTCCACAATCTATTAGCTTCTGTACCTGTGCCATAATTAATTGTTGCAAAATTAATCATAGCGTCTACAGAAGAGTCGTAATCTTTTACTACATATTCGATTGTATTAGTAGTCGCCATTTATTTTTCCTTAACCTGCAGAAATCTCGCCTGAAGTACGCATAGGAAAGACTAAATTAACTTTCGTGTCCGTGTCATTTACTATAAACTGTATAGAATAAACTATTAGGTCAGTATTTCTATTTAATTCCGCTATAGTTACGCTCAGGAGGTTTATTCTGCCTTCATAAGTATTTAAAGCTTGTCTAATAGAACTAGCTCCAGCAGTAGCAGCTCTATCTATATTTTCCCAAAGTTGATTTCTTAAAGTACAACCAAAGGACGGCCTAAATACTCGTTCTCCAGGAAGGGTTAATAAAGTTAGTTGGATGTCTTGTAGAAGTAAATCCATACCGCTAACTGTATTAAAATTATTTGAGATAGGAAACTGAAGATCGCTTCCTAATCTAATTTGAAGACTTTGTTGAGTATTTTTTATTTGAGCGGCCATAATTACCTTCTAGTATAAGCTAAGTAAACATCTATTTAAATTAAAGGAATATCCATAAGTTGTAAAGGGCCCGGGGTAGGTGCCACGCTATTTATGCCTACAATATTTATTTTTAATTCTAAAAAAGCCTCTCTAAATTTTACAGGAAATAAAGACTGTTTTGGGTCGGCTACAGGAGGAGCAGTAGCTAATTCTATTATTTTATTTTTACCTGCTAATATAGAAGCTGGTGTAATTACTACAGAAGTTACTACGCTAAAGGTTTGGTCGGGAGTAAAAGGAGGGGCTGCGGCGCCAGGAAGTAAATTTATACCAATTGGGTATATACTCATTTTTATCGTATTTTCCCAAGCAGAAGCAAAACTACTAATACCGGATAAAGGATCATTAGTAGGAGTTAAACTTAATAATTCTCCTGCAAAGGTAGCGGCATTAAATAAAAAAAAGAAGCCTACCGGAACAGGACTAGCTATAACTAAGGCAGTAGGGTCAGGTTCAATATTAATAACTCTATTAGCTACGTAGGCTCCAAAGTTTAAAGCCCAAGAATTATCCCCTACTTTTGGTAGGAGGGCTAGCATATCCTGCCATATACTGAGGCTATCTACGGCCATTATAATGATCCTTTTATAAGTCCTAGTAACGTCTTAATCTGAGTTAAAGAAGTAACTACTACGGGACTTAGTTGAGCCGGACCTACAGAGGTTAAAGCTATAGAAGAAGCGTTATTTATTAAAGCGTCTAAATGTTGGTCACATAAGTCTAATAATTCTGCTGCTCCTGAACCTATGGCTACTTTGCCTCCAGATAAATTTACTGCGGCTGATCCAGGCTCACTTAAAAGAACACTAGTAGAATCGAGGACTAAAGTAGAACCTGATTGATTAGTTATAGTTAAGCCTATAGCTCCAAATAGGTCTACTTGACCTCCGGTCATAGAGAGACTTGTGCCTCCTGCGGCTGGAGTAGCTACTTGAAAGCCGTTGGCTGCACTTAATTCCCAATTATCTCCAAATACTGCGGTTGCAGTAATCTTATCAGAAGTACCGTCTATTTTAAATTGAGTACCGTTAGCCGTTTCTAATAATACAGAATTATCTGTAGGTTCGTCATTTATATGAACTTTTGAACCATTAGAAGTTGTTATTCTAATTCCTGTGCCTGTACCGGCAATATCTTCGCCATCATCAAGTTCTAGTAAATGTCCACCAGGAGTATAAAAGCCTTGGTTAGACGGAGACATTCTTTGAAATACGTCAGGTAAATTTTCTAAAGATTCCTCAAAACCTTTATTTATATTGCCCCAAGCTACAGGGTGTGTCTCATATCCAGCCTCACACTCCAAGTACACTACGTCGCCGATTTGTGGCAGGAAATAGGCTCCTGGTAATTGAAGATAAGCTATCCAATCAGACTCTCCTAAGAGTAAGTGTTCTACTCTTATTCTGCCTTTAGATTCAGGATCAGCATTATCTAGAACTGTTGCCCTAGACCTACCTGCAAATTTTATTTTGGAGACTTCTGCGTCTCTTACTCTAAACATTATTTACCTTAAGACAATACTAAATTTTTAAAGGTTTCTATAGAATCTGGATCTTCAGAAGAAAAAGACGTAACAGAACTTAAAGATATAAGAGGTACTGCTACTTGAGGATTACTTTCCTCTTGTCCTTTAGTAGCGTTATTTTGACTGCTACCTGTCCCTCCTAAGGTATAATTAGTGGCTGTAGCTCTACAATTATATCCGTTCTCGTCTAATACGTGAGTAACCGTTAATAGTTTATAAGTACCTGAGTACCTTACGCCTATGTTTTGTAGTTTAACTGATAAAGGAGGGGCTAGTTTAGGGTGCCCAATATAAGTAAGTTCTATAGCTACTGTTCTATTCCTTGCGCAAAAGGCGTCTCTAATAGATTTATCTTTTGCATACTGTTTGCTAGTAGCTTTTGGGTTATATTCTGCGTGTTGAGTTAATACTCCGTTGCTTAAATTATTTGCAGCTTGAGTGGCAATTTCTAAAGGATTAGGATTAGAAGCTGGGCTAGAGTTAGCTAGAAAATTATCTATTAATTGTACTTCTAGCTGCTCGCCACTTTCAGAGGTAGCTTCTACAGCCTTACCTCCACTTTTTACTGCTCCATTATAAGCTCCAAAGAAGCCTGTAAAGTCTGCCTTTACGTTTACGCTTTTTATTAAAGAGCCTGCAGCTTTATAGGTAAATAAATTAGAAGTAGTTATACCTAATTGTTTATCATACTCTTGTTTAGGCACAAAGATTAAAGAGAATTCATCTGTATGAGGATTAATAAAAGGTAGGTAGTAGCACTGAGTTTCTCTAGCTAGCTCAGTAAAATATTTATCTAGATTAGTACCTTTAGGAATAACTCTATATGAGCCTTTAGGTAGTTCCATATCTATTTTAGAACTAACGTAAGCCTTTATGCCTACCTTTTCTGCTACATACTCTATACCTTCTTTTATAGAAAGAGCTTTATATCCGTTAGATACTTTGCCTGTTTTAGGATCTACTCCAACAGTACTTATGTCAGTAGTTCTTAACATTACTGCTTTAGCGTGGCCGAGTTGGTTATAAGTGGCGCTAGCTCCTAAGCAAGTAACTACTGTTTCAGGGTGTCCATTCTCAGGAAAGACTGTTTGCCAAGCATAGATAACAGTTACCATAGTTCTAGTAAGAGCTGGATTTTCTAAGTAACCCCAAGTTATTTTTACTTTGTTGAATTCTTGAAATAAAAATTTAGGAGACTTCTTAGGTTCTGCTATAGCTATAATAGTAGAATCAGAAACTCCTAACTGAGTAGCGGCGTTTAAAGCAGACGCTGCGTCAGCAACAGAAACTCCAGTAATTCCGCCTTTACTATTAAAACGTAAATCAGGAATTAAACCTGTTTTATTTGTTAAGGCTCCGCCTTGTTCTCCTAAAGAATATACGTTTGAATCTGCGGCTTCTTCCAAGGGAGAAAAAGGCTCTCTTGAACCTTCTAGAAAAGTTATTAATACTTGATGATTATAAGCACACATTTCTTGTGTTTCTGTAATCTCTACTTTTGATATAAGTTTAGCTATTTGTTCCGGCAGTTCGATATAATTACTGCTTGAGGCAGAAGCTATACTAATCTTATAAAAAGGAGTCCTAAAAGTGTCGTAACCACTTTGCTCAGGCTTGTCTAAATTTGGAAACTCAATAGCCATATTACACTTTATTTAGTTTGCTTATTGCGTCTTGAACTCTAGTTAAGGAAGGTATACGTATTAGTTGTCCGATTTTCATTCCGAATAAAGGGTCTTGAATATTATTATATTCATATATGACCCACCATAGATTAGGAGTACCATAAGCTTTAAAAGAGATTAGATCAGGTCTATTAATTAACTCTTTATTTATAGATACAAATATATCGCCATTATTTGGTTCTAATTTTAAAGCTTTTCTTAAAACTAAAAATTCTACTCCATCAGCATTTAAATCTGTATTGCCGTTAGTATATCTTGAATTCTTTTTAAAATTAGCCATTATACAGAACTTTCGTTTTTAGTAGAAGTAATCTTATACTCAGCGAACTGAAAAGATACCATAGCTTCCATTGGAGACAGATTAGGTAGCCATTTAGTAATTTTAATGTCTAAATTAGTTAGAGTCCATAATTGGGAATATTTGTCTATTTTATCTTGAGGAGTATTAGGTTCTTCTCCTAAAGTATCGCCGAAGTATAAAACTACCAAAGGAGGACTAGCTTCTAGTTTACCTTCTTTATCATATCTAGGTTTTTGTAACGTTCTATAAAAGTCTAAAGTTTTAGCTATACTTAATTCTCTACCAGTGCCAGAGCCTGCATCGCCGCTTAAAAGTCCTGACAATGGAGGTAAAGCTACTCCTAATAAAGAAGAAGCTATACTTCCTATTACATTAAGAACAGCTCCTGCTAGTAGTTCTTGAGGATTTGGATCAGGAGATACGTCAAAAGGAAACTCTCTGATATCTTTAGTAACTAAAGCTTCAAAGGATACTATTCTTGGGCCGCCACTCACCCACTGATAAACAGGAGCAGCTTGGCCAGGGACTTGATGAGCTACCCAATTACTAGGCTTAGTATCAGATAAAGTATCCGGGTTTAATAAAAATCTGTATGGACCGGCAACAGTTCCGTCAGGCTTTACTACGCCAAGACCGGAAATCTGTAAACCTTTATTAGGTTCACCTTGAAGGGCTGGTTCATATTTCTTTTTTAATGCTTTTCTTGCCATTTAGCATCCTGTTTTATTTGCTGGAGGAGTTTTCGGAGGCTTGCTATTTTGTACTAAAGGTTTTAACGCTGCTTCGTAGACACTCTGCATTTCTCCGTAATCAATTATACCGTCTTTCAAAACCCCAGCCAAAGCTTGAGCCATGGCTTTTTCTTGTCCTGCTGTAGCATATTGTCTACTAAGATTTATCATTTCTTCATAAGTTTTAGTATTTTGTTCTTTTGTTGCCGTGATGTCGATTCCTGGTTTTGGTACGTGTGTTATACCTTTTCCTGTTTGAGAAACACCGGGAATAGAAGTCACGGCTCCTGTGGGAGACACTACAGAAGCATCTTGAGGGTTCCAAATATTAGTACCTTGCATAGTATTATTAAGATTAGTTAAACCTGTAATACTATCAATTAAGGACATATTACTATCTTTTAGTCCTTGTAAAGTACTGCCTAATATATTTAAACTATTTGTCATAGTCATTAAATCATTTTGCATTAAAGCTGTTTGTTGTATAGAATCTTCTACAGCTTTAGTTTGGAGTTCTACTACATTTTTATTTTCTCTAGCAGCATTTATTTGTTCTTCAATAAAACCAGTAGCTCCTGTAGGAGTAAGAAAATTTGACAATTCTTGATCTCTTGCAGATTCTGGATCTTTTCTTTTAATTATATCAGATAAAGTATCTAGAGAATTAATTAAACTCTCTATAGAATCTCCAGCCATATAACCTAAGGCTCCGCCAGCTACTGCGCCAACAGGTCCACCGAATAGACCGCCAGCAACTGTCCCTAAGCCTGCACCAGTCATATTATAAGCACTAGCTCCTGTTCCTAGAGCTTTGTGCATACCATAACCGCCAGCGGCTCCAGCTAGCCCTGCAGGGGCGAATCTTAAAGCAGCGGCTCCTGCTCCTTTAGCTAAGCCTCCACTTGCTAGTTTTCCTAAAGCTCCTAAAGGAAATATTTTACTTAAAGCCCAAGCACTAGCAACGCCTGCAGCCATTTTAACCATGAAATCTCTAAGACTATTTGTCTCGTCTATCCAAGCTTTAGACCATGCTCCGGGTTCATTCAAATCAAAATTAAATATTTTACTTTTAAAGAACTCTGAATTTGCAATAGTTTTAAAACCTGCAACAATTTCTTTTATAACGTCTTGAATAAACTTAAACGTTACGATTGCCGCTTGAGATATTGTAGTAGCTATTATAAAAGCATCGGTCTTACCTATCTTAATTCCTTGTAGATAAGATTTAAGACTTGCGTCTATTTTCCCAATACCTTTTTCTAGATTTCCATCTCCTAAGAAATAAGAAGATACAAGCTGATATACTCCACCTGCTATTGCTCCTACTCCTTTGATTACAGATCCTATTTCTTCAATAGTTCCTGTCATAGGTTTTAGGCTTAAAGCTATAGCTGAGATAATACCTAAGAAGCCTCCAAAACTTCCTAAGCCTGCTGCTCCTGCTAGTTTTAAAGCTAGTCTCATAGTTCCTAAAGTAGCTATTACTCCAGAAAGAGTAGAACCTACAATTAATAGATTTTTTGCCATTTCTACTAAAGGTTGATTTTTCTTAGCTCGTTCAAAGAACTCGGTAGTTTTATCTAATAAAGCCGTGAACTTAATAACTACGTCGCCTACTGCTCGGCCTAAGAAAGAACCAAGCGTGCCGCCTAATAGTTTGAATGAAGACTTTGTTTTAGTTAGTACATCTAACAAATCTACTTCAGAGTGCATAAACTCTTTAGTTTTATTATTTAAAGCAGCTAAAATAATATTATATTTTTCTTGAGCTACTGCTGCAGGGCTCATAATTCCTGTAAACTTTTGCAGTAAGCTTAGACGTTGTTTAAGAGCAGGATCACCTGTTTTAATTAAATTTAAGTGTTCTAGGTTTGCTAAAGAGCCCGTCTTTAATGCGTCAGTTACTTGGTCAATACCATAAGATACATCAAGATTTGACATCTTACTAGCTGTTGCGGCCATAGCAATGATCTTAGCGGCTTCGTCAGAGTTCTTAGCTACGCCAAGATTTCCCATCTCTAAAGCAGCCTGCATTGCTGTTACTTCGTCTACAGCGGTAGTAGTAAACGAAGAAATCTGGGCTCCAATACCTACATGGCCAAATACTCTGCTAAATTGATTTTGTAGTCGGTCTAGCTGAGCGCCTTCTTGTAGTCTGTTTCCAAATCCTTGAAATAGTTTAGTAAAGGTTCCTATAAAGGCAGCAGTAGTAAATAGAGTTTTATTGAATTGAGTAAAATCTGCGTCGGCCTTTTGAATAGACCTACGTTCTTTTTCTCTGTTGTCTGCTTTTTGTTGTCTAGCTAAAGCTCTTTCTTCTCTCTCTCTTTCTTTACGTTGGGTATAAGCTTTTTTCTCGGCGTCTTGTATTTCTCTAGCTTTTTCTTTTTTCTTGTTGGCAATATCAGCTAGTAGTTGCATATCTTGAGACAACGCCATTCTTCTTCTAGACTGCTGCTCCTCGTCTAAAAATCCAAGGCGCTCTTTTTCGGATTTTCTTGCTACTCTGTCTTGCTCTTTTAGGGTTTTTTGTTTAGCTTTAAGATCGTCTCTAGCTTCTTTATCTCGTTTTTTTACTAAAGCTTTTTCGTTGGCTATAATACTTCTTTCTAAACTATCAATATTAGCTTTTCTATACTTAGTTAACTGCTGAGCAGCGCCAGTAGCTGCGTCTTGAACGCCTTTAATAGACTTCTTAAGCCCAGCTAACTTCTTAGAAGCTAGATCTCGAAGCTGAATAGTGATGTTTAAATTGTTGTTATTATCTGCCATTTTTTAAGAACCGTTTCTTTGATTAAGCATAAAATCTTGGTAAGATTGTTTTATTTTCTTTCTATATGACCAGCGCATATTATCTATCTCGCTAGGTTGCCATCTAAAGACTTGCCCAAAGAAGGTATAATCATCCAGAAGATCAGCTTCGTGACTTATGTACTCGAAGTTGGCGATCCCCTGGAATGGTCGAAAAAACTTGGTTCATAGCAATTCAGTTTAGACGTAAAGTCCTTCTTACATGAATTACAATTATGTTCAACCTTAGTATCAATAACGCCTTCAAGGGTTGTCTTTTCTACCATCTCTTTTAGATAGATAAGATCACTAGCAGCGATCTGTTCAATATCTTTTTCGGTAACATTATTATTATCTCCTAGCCTTTTGATAGATACTACAGCTAGAGAAGTAATAAGAGTGTCTTGTTTATTTGAGGTAATTTTAATAACTTCAAATAAATCTTTAAGGTATAACGGCTTTAGTTCGACTTCTTTGTTACACTTAGGAAGCAAAAAAACCTTAGGCTTAATTCTCTCTTCTAATGGAAATTCAGTCATTTCCAAAGAATTAAGATCAAGTCTAAGGTTCTTATTTATGCTATCGCAATGTGGACACTCTACTTCAAAATAGTAGCGTGGCCCGTAGGTGTTCTCCCTAATCTTGATTAGGAGAGTTTCTAAGTCTCCTGCAGGTAGTTTATAAATAGCGTCAGCTATCTTACCTTTCCAAACTAAACCTTCTTTAGTTTGTAGAGACAAAACTAGGTCTTCTAGTATTTTAGGAATATGCCCGATATTCCCAATAACTAAATCTCTGTTTACTAGGTAATTTTGTTGCTTACCCCGTAATTCGTCAATATCGGCATAATTAAATAAATCTACGCCATCCAATAAACCATTAGGTAACTTAATTAACATATAATTTCTCCTCGGTTAAAAATTATAGTTTGAAATATGTCTTAGCCTATAAGAGCACTAGCTAAAGCTCCAGTTATTCCTGGATATTTTACTTCAAAGCTCTCATAAGTTAGAGTTAACGTTTCTATACTCACTTCTCCGTCTGCACTGGCGTCAAAATCAGATCCTGGTTTGTAGCCTATAGGAAAAGCTCCATATATAAAATAAATCATCTGTACTACGCCTACTCTGTCTACTTGCTCTATTTTTACATCTCGTCTGTAAGAATACTTACCTTGAGATATATCTGTAGGAGTCTTTTTATAAGTAGGAACAGCAGAAGCAAAGTTATTTTGTACTGACTCTAAAGTAAAAATAGCACTTGGAGGAGTTTTAAAAGCCTCTTCATTTGTTACTAGATCAAACATGCCTGTAGCCCATTTATTAAAGCTAGTATCGTTTGTTAAACCTCTAGCTAATATAATAGGTTTATATTCTATGCTTTCTACAATCTGCCTAGGAGTTAAATGAGAACCTCCTTCAGCGTATTTTCTTGTAGTAACAGAATATTCAGGAGTTGAACAACTTGAAAAGCCTGCTCTAGTAAAGCCTTCAATACTTACCGTCCAACGGTATCTGTCATAAATATCAGCAGTTCCTGATCTAGCCATAAGTTATTCCTAAAGAATAGCCGCTAAAGCTGCCTTAGCGAATTCGCTTTCTATTTGATTGTTAATATCACTCTGAGCTTCATTTTCCGTAGGTTTGTTAGACTCTATCATAGTCTCAAAGGATATAGTTAATTCTTCTACTAGTTTCTCGTCGCTCTTTGCGTCTAAATCACTGCCCGGTTTATAGCCAGACACAATACAGTCGTAAAAGAACCACATTTTAATAGAGTTATTTAATCTGTCTACTACTGATACTATTAGATCTCGTCTATAGTCTTTGTCTTGAGCCGGGACTACTGCTAGTTCTGAGAAGCCTTGAGCTATAGCTGCTAATGGAGAACTAATGCCAAGAATTACGTTATTAGTAGAGTTACACCATTTATATAAGTCTTGACTAGTAGTAACTCCTCTTTTTAGTACGAGGTCGTCGTAGCGAACTAGACCTGCTTGTTTTCTAAAATTAGGAGTATTTATATTTTCTCTGTAGTTAATAGTTCCGATTGTAACTTTTGGTATTACTACTTCGCTAAATCCGGCTCTTTGAAATTCAGGTTCTGAAAAATTTAAAATAGGAAAAGCTGCTGTAGTTAATACAGATACTCTAAATCTAAATTTTTCTACTGTGTCTGAACTTGATGGTCTAGCCACGGCTTAACCTTTATTAAAATATAGGAATACCTGTTGAGGAATTTACTGCAAGTTCTTTAAAGGACTCGTAAGCTAAAGTAAGGGAGGCTATAGACTTAGAATCGTCTGCAGAAGCATCTAGATCTGAACCGGGAGTAAACTGAACAGGAAAAGCATTGTAAATAATCCAAGCTTTAGTAGTCTTACCTGTCCTATCGGCCATGGAGATAACTAAATCTTTTCTAACATATTCCACTTCAGTTTGAGGTTTAAAAGCGTTTCCTGGGTCATTATAATTAAAGGCTGCGTCAGTAGCTTGTCCTGAATGTATAGTTTTTGCCCAAAAATAAAACCAACCCCAGGACTCTGCTACAACTCCTCTAGAAAGAATTATATCTTCTGTTGTAGATAAACCTGGAGACAAAGAGCTAACATTTAATAAATTATCGCCTTCTCTATAATTTATTTTGTTAGTAGATAATTTAGGCATTTGTACAGTATTAAAACCTACTAAAGTGTCTAAGTTATGTATAATAGTAACATCTTGGGTTACAGTAGTAGAATATTGTTGTACTTTAAATCTAAATTTTTCTAGAGGATCGCCGACGGATGTACGGGCCATATTATTTTACCTCTTCAAAATCATCGTAAGATAGAGTGAGAGAAGCTATTGATTTAGAATCATCAGCTGCGGCGTCTAAATCAGAACCAGCAGTAAATTGAATAGGAAAAGCATTATACAATTTCCACTCTTTCAATACCTCTCCTGTTCTACTTATCATCTGAATAGTTACGTCTCGTCTATAACGCTCTCTTGAGGCTGTAGTGTTATTTGTAGCTGCTGGAGAATAGGTTTCTCCAGGCTTTCCTTTTCTATCTGAGCCGTCATGTACATTCTTTGCCCATTTATAGAAATCATTTATACCTAAAGAAAGTCCTCTAGCTAAAACAATATCTTCCATAGTAGAGATACCAGCAGAATTAAACTGTATATCAGTATCAATTCCTTCTCTATAAGTTATTTTAGAAGTGTTTCTTTTTGGCATTTGACAGGCTTGAAACCCTGCTCTGCTTGATGCTGGAGTATTAACTCCGTCTCCTTCAGCAGGCCAGCTCACTCTAAATCTAAACTTATCTATAGGATCTTTATCCATTGTCCTAGCCATAAAAACTCCCTAATTATAGAGGCGTAGAAGTAGGTTCTGAACCAATAGTAGGTACTGCTAGTTCTTGGAAATCTTCATAAGCTAACGTGATTGATTCTAGAGATTTCTCCCCGTCTTCTGAACTGTTAAGGTCAGCACCAGGATTGAAAGCTACAGGAAAAGCATTATACATACGCCACGCACGAGCAATATTACCTTCACGATCGAGCATTTTAATAGTAACTTCTGCACGATAGTTACCAGAGCCGTGAGTAGCTGTGGTGCCCGTGTTGTGAACAGAAATACCTGTAGTAGTCGGGTGGACTTTTTTAGCCCAAGCTAGGAAGTCGTTAGCAGCTGCGCCGTCAGTAGCCATTAAGCCACGACTCATAACTACATCTTCCATAGAACTTAAACCAGCGGAAACAGCACTAATATCAGGATCTCCGCCTTCACGATAATTCATTTTGTTAGTAGTGCGCTTAGGCATTTGTACATCATGAAAACCTAAACGAACTGCTGCTTTTGAACCAGTAGGTCCATCAGGTAGTTTAAAATCTACTAGAAACCTAAATTTTTCCATTGGATCATTTGCTGCGACTCTTGCCATTTTATATACTCTCCATGGTAATAGTTTTATTTTGTAAACGTTCAAGAAATATAAAATATTCTTCTTTAGTTTTTTTACCTTTTCTACTGTTACAAGTAGCACAAGCTAAAGTTATATTTTCTTTTGTATGTGTTCCGTTTCTTGCTAAAGGTATTATATGTTCTATAGTAAGATTTTCCGTATTATTACAATATTCACATTTATTTTTATGTTTGAATAAATA